GAGCCGGAAGCCCAGGCGATGCCGCCGCCCACGTCCTGGTCGTGCAGCAGGTCGATGTCCCACGGCAACCCTAGGGTTCGGTAGAAGTCTTCCGCCAGAATCTGCGATAGTTGCATGAGATACACGCCGAAATACAGGTGCACCGGCATGGAGAACACCAGCCAGGCGAGGCGGCGCAGCACCGTGTTTTCCCGTGGCTTCGGGTCGGAGCCGATCATGTCCCAGTAGTAAATGTATCCCGACAGCAGGAACACCCAGTTCATAATGAGGTGGCCGGCGTGCTCTTTCACCATGAGGTCGTACCAGGGAGTGATATAGAGCAGGTAGAAGAAGGTAAGGAATTGGATGGTATTCACTGCTGGGTGGAACAGGAATTTGAGCGTGGTGGATTGGATGAAGGCCTGCACCCATTCATGCAAACCGGGCTCCTCCGGGTTAGGGGTGGTGATGGTGAGGATCATTTGCAGAGGGGCACCCAACACCAGGAACACGGGAATCACCATGGACAGCATCATGTGGGCCACCATGTGCATGGAGAACATGGCCGGCATGTACAGGCCAATCCCGGAGCTCATGGCCAGCGCCAGGGTGATACTGCCGAGCAGCCACCAAAAGGTGCGCTGCCACGGCCAAGCCTCCCCCAACTGTTTCAGGCGGTGCAGCCCATACAGGTAGCCAACGGTGAGGAAGATCCCCAGGGTGGTGAACATGATGTCGAATCGCCAAATGGTCCACACGGTCCACACGGTCGGCTCAAACGTGAGGTCGTACCCCATGGTGAGGGCCATGGGCGACAGGTCCACCACCCGCGGCGGCGGTGGCGGGGTGCGACCCAGGGAGACCGCAACACCAATGGTGGCGGCCATGACAAGCACCTCCACGACGGCAATGCGGATAAAGGGGCTGCTGTCTCCCGACGTCAGGCGCGGAATGGTGGCGGTACGGTGCCACCACCCGAAAATCGCCAATGCGAACGTGAGTACCGTCTTGGCCACAATCACCCGACCGTAATCGGAAGTGAACAGGTCTTCGAATCGCACCCGGATGGCGGCGTTGATGACCCCGGAGATGGCCATGGCGACCATGGCAACCGCAGCGATCGTGGAGTAGCGGCGCACCGCCAATTGCAGGCTCGGGCCTAACCGCCGGCCATGGGCGATGAGCGCCATCAGGCCGCCCACCCACAGCATCATGAACAGCACATGCCACAGCAGCGAGTTCGTCCCATAGTCGTGGTCGCCGCCGGCCGCTGAGTGCCCAGATAGTCCTTGGGGGGCGACGATCAAGATGGCGCCCACCAGCCACACGGGCTGCCACATCCAAGTGCGCGGCGCGATGAGCGCGGCCCCGCCCACCACGAGGGCGATAATGGCCGAAATGAGCCACGCTTGGGCGTCCGCCACCTGGTTGAGCGCCACAAGCCAGTTTGCCGGCTTGATGGCCTCAGTAATCGGCTGGCCTGACACGTCGGAAAGCACCAGCGGCACCATGATGATCCCGATGAGCGCAAAGACGAGCGCCGCCACCGCACCCGTGCGCGACGCAATGAGACCGTCAACGGTCAGGTACGCCCGCCGAATGTCCCCTTGACGGGGGGAGAGTAGAAAACTTGCGAATAGGAAAGATCCGACCGATAACGCGGCAAGCAACCACGCCCCCGCCCGCAGAAGTGGCAAACCTGCTGTGGTTATGGGGCCGGGGTCGGGAATGCCCAGGACAGCGAGCGATTCCGTCAAGAAACCCCAGGAAATTATCGCCCCCGCAACACCGGCGACGAGAAAAAAGAGGAGGTATAACGGCCAGGTTATCAGCGCTCCCCGACTGCTCTTCGTTTCGACCATGCGTTTAAGCCTAACCCCCGGTGGGGTAAATCCGGTCATTGCCCCGTCAACAAAATTTCAACGGCGGGTCAAAATTGCGCTAATCTGTTTCTCGTTACGCCTCCATAGCTCAGTGGATAGAGCTACCGGTTTCTACCCGGTTGGTCGCGGGTTCGAATCCTGCTGGAGGCACGAAATCGCCTTACCTGCCGGCTGGTGTTTTACCTGGTCGGCGGGTGTTTTTATTGAGATGGTAAGTCACAAGTTTTAGTTTGTTTTAGTTTGTTTTAGTTCTTTGTGTCGTGGGATTGTCGTGGGATCATGCCATACCCAAAGTCGGGAGAAACAGGGAGGGCTGCTGCTCTGGGCGACTGGGGCGAATAGGCGTTCGAGCGGAAAATGGTGGGGCATTTCGAGTTCACAATCGAACGTGGGTTCCATAGCGGAAGGGCATAAATGCGGAAAGACCCCCGCCCGGGCTGGGTGGCGTGCCGGGCGGGGGGGGGGGGGGTTGGGGGTTTTAGGTGTTGGGGGGTTGGGGTTTGAGGTCGGTGTTTGTCCAGCCGATGTAGCTGGCAACGTGGGCGGATATTCTGGGCGGGCCTGGTGGGTCTGGGTAGTCGTCGAGCACGTCGAAAAAGGCGGCAGCTACGCGAAGGTAGGCTTCGCGTTCGTGCTGCATTTCTTCCACTTTGGCTTCCAGCACCGATACCCGCGTGGTGAGCCATTCCCTCAGCTCTTGTGATGCTTTATCTATAGCCTCGGCTTTGCGTTCTAGGGCGGCGGCTTTGGCGGCGTCTTTCTCGGCGTCGGCTTTGGCCCAGTCGACCTCGGCCCGTAGCTCGGCCATTTTACGGTCAGTGAAAATCTTGTACCAGGTGCCAGCGGCGCCGATAATGGCCAGGGTGACGGCTTCTGTGGGGCTGATCCAGCCCCACAGCGCTGCCCAGAATCCCTGATTGGTGGGGGCCACGCTAGATATGGTGATGAAATCCATGGGCCCCATGGGTTCCTCCAATCTGTTTAGGCGGATAATGCCGATGCCGCGTCAATGACTGCTGCTACCAACACTGGGTCAAGGCTGCGGATGAGCGCGCCGATTGCGTCCATGAGGGTGGTGATGTTGTCAATCATGCTGCGTGTTCACCGCTGGTGTGAGGGGTTGGGGTGATGATGGCGGCAGTGCCGGCATCACCGACTTTCGATGTGGCCACGGAAGTAAGCAGGGATGCGATTGCGGCGGTAGCTGCGATGCCTAGCCCTGCTGTCCAGTCCACGTGGTAGATAGCATCTCCAACAGTAATGGTTGCAAGCAAGGCTTGGGCGAAGGTACGGAGGGCACGGTCTGCCGCGTCGATCCAGAATATTTTAGTCCACATGATTATTTTCCTTCCTGTGTGGTTGCGTAGTGGTTTTTGATGGCCTCGATGGTGGTGCCGCTTTGAGCAGCAGCCCAGGCGAGTAGGGCTTTCACGTCTGCTTGGGTTTCGCTGAGCCCGTCAACCAGGGTGTGGTATTGGCCGGTCGGTGTGGCGCCGAGTTGTGGCCACCCACGGCCACCTGCGGGGTTTTTCCGTCCGTCGGGTAGGTCTTCCTGCCGAGGGCCCTGGAGTTGGGTTGCGATTTCGCGGGCGAGCTGTAGGAGCTCGCGCTGTTCGGCGTCGGTTAGTGCCATGAGAAAATCCTCCTTAGTTGGTTGGTTTGGGGGTGTTACACCCCCGTAGAAAATTGTGCGCAATTCATCGCGGGTGCCGCGGAAAGCATTGATATCCACAGCGAAGCCCGCCACTAAAGCGTTGGACCCGTACTGCCAAATCCGGGGCTTTTGGTTGCCCAGCGGATAGTCCCACTGTGGGTGCGCGTTGCCGGGGTAGATGAGGCTGGGGTCACCCTGGCGGTTTTGCCCATAGGCGGCTACCCAGAGAGTCCCGAATTCATTGCTGTCTGGCTCGCCGCCTGCGATCCTGCGCTCCCAGTAGGGCACGTAGGAGTACACGCCGCACACCCGCACCCCAGCGGCTTCAAAACATTGCTTGGCGGTGCGGATGTGCTCCACCGAGAGCCCCGCCTCGGTCTCAACGTCAAGCCACATGGGGCGAATGGCGTCCCCCATCACCGCTAGTGAAGCATCCACCTGCTCCTGAATACTGGTACCCTCGGAAGGATTCCGCAGGTAGTGGTAGGCGGCGGTGAGCATACCTGCGGCTTCAGCATCCTCCAGGTGGCTGCGGTAGCAGCGATCCCGGTAAGTACCATCCGTGGTACGGATAATAGCGAAACTGATTCCTTCACGGGCTGCTTGCTGGAGGCTTATGCCGTCCTGATGCTCGCTCACATCCACGCCGAACAGCGGATCGCCAAAGGACGCAGCCGCCGCCAATGCCCCACTATCCGGGTAAGGGGCACCCGCAAGGATACTTATGGGGTCGATACGGTCAGGGCCGGGCGGCGCCCACACAAACCGGTGAAACTCCAAGTGCAGGTGCGGTGGGAAACCCCCGTTTGTCGCTGGATTAGGGTTGATGCGGGCAATCCGCTGCCCCTCCCCTACCCACTGGCCAGCCACCACCTCGGGGATCACATGCCCGTACACACTATAGCCCCCACCCACATCAGCCGGATGGTCAATTGTCACCCACTCGCCGAAACCAGCAGCCTGCCCGGCGTACTGCACAGTACCCGGCCGGATAGCGAAAACCAAGTGGTTACCACTACCACCATCACGGCCGAAATCCGTACCATAGTGGAACTCACCCCCCTCCCGCGGTCCAAAACCACTGGTCACGTAAAAGCCCGCTTCAACAGGCATCACAGTCATATTACTTTCTCCTTCTTCATTTAGATTGCGCCCATGCGAAAACCCCGGTGCGCCCAAGCGATAGGACGTTCCAGGGTTTGATGGGGGGTTTGTTTATTGGGGCTCTTCCGGTGGTGTGGCAGGCTCCGGCGCAGGCTCAATGCGTAACCATTTACCATCAGCGCCGGGGGTCGAACAGTTCAGATGCGGGTATACGCTTCGGTAGAGGTTACCCTCGTACTGGATGATATCGCCCTGAACGTAGCAGTTTTGCGGTTCGTCTTTGGGGTGCTGCCACTCGGGGGCGTCTTCCACATGCCGGGGTGGTTCCCGCAGTGCGTCGGGGGCGGGGATTTCCCCTAGCTCACGCAGGTGCATGATAAGCCGGCCGCGTGCTTCTTCCTGGGCTTGTAGCATCTCCCGGCGCGGCCGCTCCTCAGCCACACACCAGCCCAGGAACTCCTGCCATTCCTCCATAGTGAGGGCCTGGGTACTGTTTTTAAAATCTTGCAATGACATGAGTAATGAGCCTTTCTGTCTGGGCTAGAGTTTTGCGAGGTAGGTAGCGCATCCGAATCCACGATCGGAACTGCTGGTATCTCCTGAAAAGCCGATTTCGACACTGCCATTGGCGAGGATATTACAGAAGCCAGGGTATCCGCGGCGATTGGGTACGGTGAGGAAGAAGTCTATGTCATCTACGGGGTGGAATTTTTCAGGCAGTTTACCTTTATGGCCTATCGGGGCGTCTCGAACATTGATAAAAACCCAACGCCCCAGCCTACGGGCAGTGACGTGGCCAGTCAGAGAGACTGCTTCCGTAATGTAGGCCAATTTGGACATCTCACGATCAACGTATTGCTTATTCGCAATGTCTTTCGGATCAATCGGATCAGCGACTTCAGAGCGCCCAGTGTTGTCCCTGGTCATGATCGTAGTCACACCTTCAGTATCGACTACTGGGGTTGCCTTATCCGGCACTCCATTGATAGTACTCAGATTGTGGGTATGGCCCACTGGCGCCCTGGTGCTTATCTGGTCGTCAACGTATTTTTTATTAACAGCATGCCAGTAACTAGTGATGCTGGGGGTTTCGATATGGATTTGACCGTCGGGTTGCGTTTTTACAAAGCCCGCTTTAGCGGGATGCGCATCGGCGGTAATACTCCACGCTGAGTTACCCGCTGTAATAATTTTAGGGTTATCGGCGGTGCCGGTGAGGTCTCCTGCTAGGCGGATTTTGCCTTGGGTTGTGGCGGTTGCCGGGGGGATAGCCGCTGCTGCTTCGGTGGCGGATTTCGCTGCCGCTTGAGCGTGAATGGCGGCTTCGGTGGCTTTCGCCCCGGCGCGGCTGGCGGCGGCTGCTGCGGCTTGTTGGGATGCCACGATTTCGTGGTACATGTTGATGACGGAATCACGTTCGTCGGCGGTGAGATTCCCTGCGTTTCGCACGGCTTCGGCAAAGGTTGTGGTTTCCGGTTTCACAAGGATGGGGATTGGGAGCCCCATGGTGCCGGAGTAGGCGGGGATGCAGATAGCTTCACCAGGCTCAATGGTGGTAGTGAAGGTGCCATCGGGTTTTACCTGAATGATATCGGGGTCGGTGAGGATCACTGTGCTGCCGGTAACCCGGGTTTGGGGAGCATGGATATGCAAATGAGTGGCACCCGCGGGAATTTGAGTTACGAGCTTCAAATCACCAGTAATAGTTGGCATGATAATACTCCTTAGTGTTGTTATGCGCTGGGAAGAATGAAAACCGTAGCCGATTTATACGCTTGGAAAAGCCCACCGGTTGCCGAATCATGATATCGGTTTCCAGCGGTGATGTTGGCGCAGCTCACATCTGTTGCACCCTGGTCGGATACCGCGATCATGAGAATGGATCCAACCCAATTGCCTTTGGCTTCAAAGCGAGCACCACTGCGAGGCCGAATGCCTGCCGCAAGCCACCGCAAGGTGCCCCATTCAGTACCAGAGTTAATCTTTCCGCTAGATCCGGTGAAAAGATTGATATCTCCGGTGTCGATATGGAGGATACGAGGCACGCCAGTGATCGTAGTTTGCAGGGCCTCAATAGCTTTTCGGTCAGCTTCCCTAGCTTTCCTATCAGCATCATCAGCAGCAACCGCTGCGTTATCGGCTTTGGTATCTGCTGTGGCGGCTTTCACATCGGCCACACCAGCCGCGGTTACCGCCGTAGTAGCGGTCTTCTGCACCGCCCCGACCGTGCGCAGCCGTTCTGCCCGCTCTTGATTTATGCGCTCCCAGATGGCATTATTGTGGGTTTTCAGGGCCTCAGCATCGGAAATCATCTGCCCACCCACATGAACCCGCCAGCCCCTAGCCCCCTCCTGGCTATTGCCAATAAGGTCGATAGCTGTCACTGGCACCTTGATGCGCCTGCCCCAAATCTCCACCAAAACCACATCCCCAAGCCGGAAATCCGCGCCGGGCTCGTAGGCGCCGAGGCCGCGGCCGGTGATGTCGCGTTCGAAGAACAAATTGCCGTCGACTCGTTTTTGGGCTGTGTCTACTACGGTTTCGAGGTTGGAGGATTTGCCGTTCATGTTGAGGGTGACGTCGGCGCGCACGAACCCCACATCAAAAGCCCCGGCGCCGGCGTCGGGTGGGCGGTAGATGTAGCCGTTGCGGAGCCGGTTTTCGGCGGGTTGTTCTTGTTGTTTGTCGGCGGGTATGGTGACGTCGAAGCTGCCGTAGGTGTAGGCGGGCATGTGGCGGCCTACGGTGAGGTCGCCACCGTCAGCGACGAGGATGACGTCGGTTTTTTCGGCCATGATCTCCTCCTATCTGCGCCGGTTAGCCTTGGGTGACGCGAACTATCATGGTGGGTTGGGTGAGGGGTTTCACTCCTATGGGTTGGGGGTCGGATGGGAACCACAGGTCACAGGTGACGGTGATGCCGGCCTGGAGGGCTAGGGCACCTATGGAGTCCCAGAGGGGTTGGTCGTCAGCGGTGTACACGAGGTGTGGGGATGGCAGCCCGGAGGATGCCGTCGACACCACGATCCGCTGCCCCTTCCCCCACAGCTTGAATCCGATCTCCAAGGAGTTGGCGATGACGTTGCGGATCACGGTTTCGGCTGGGCCTTCCATGGTTACCCCGTCAACGGCGGTGACCATGGGGTAGTGCATCAAATCGCGGGGGGTTTTATACAGCTCCAGCTTGGTGGGGTCGCCTACCCAGTCGCGGGTAAACGTTTGGAAGCTACCTGTTCGAAGCGCTTGGGGGTTTGACCATGCCACGTGCCGATTCAGGATTGAGAGCAGGTCAGCGCCGTTGATTTCCACGAGGGTTGGGGTGTGGAAGGTGCCCCTGGCCACGGTGTGGGTGATCCGATACACCCTGCGGAAGCCTGGGCGCTCCACCATGATATAGCGGGTGGGCCCATCAGCCTCGATAAGCTGTCCGTTTTGGGCTGCGCCGAAATCAGCAATCAACTCATCTGCCAACGGATGCACCGTACCGCCAGCACCATCTGCTACTTTATGGAGGAACCGGCATGATACCGGGGCGCCCCGGGTGGCGGGCGCCGAGAATTCTATTGGTGGCGGGCAATCGAAAAGCGGTTCGCAGTTTTTATCCAGCAGCCCGATCCATTGCCCGAAATCTTCCGCCACCATAGCGCGGTGTCTAGCGTGCTGCCACCACTGTCCTATCGTCATCGCCATGGGTCGAGCACTCCTATCCGCCACTCCAGAAACGCCCCGGCAGGCAATGCGTATTGCCTGCTTTGCCCCGGGGGTACGCCTTCGGAAATGATTTGGCCTCGGATTTTGCGCCAGAGATCATCATCCCGCGCGCCTAGGCCGTTGAGTACTTGGTGGGATCTCTGCGGGGCCAGGTGTAGCCGGCGGGTAGAGTCCACGGTAGGTAGGGTGAATTCCGCCGTGGAGGGGAGTGTTACTTTCCCGCCGGCCCCTTCCCACACGATTTCCGGCCATATATACACCTGACCGGAATTCGTCACAGTGACGATCCCGGGTTTTCGGAATGGGCCCGTTTCCCAGTAGCCGGTATCAATGGCAAGCGGTATGGATAGCGCCCACACATCAGCCGTAGCATCATCAACTTCTAGGTCAGATGGGGCACCGTTGAGCCTCACTTGGGCGTGCATGGTGCCCATGGGTGACTCGATCTGGAGCGTGCCCAACGGCGGGAGGATGGAGAAACCATGCCGGAACTCTGCCCAAATATCATGGGCATGCCGGCCCTGCCCGGCGCGTACGAAAAGGTCGAGGGAGCCTTCGATGGCTGGGAATCGGAGGCCTTCGATTGCTCTGCCTGGTACGCCGAGAGTTTCGATGCTGGTGGCTTCGGGCCGCCCGGTGAGGTCTTTGATGCCTGCTCTGCGGATGCCTGCTATCCAGGTGCTGGATGAGAGCTCCCAGGTTTTACCGGTGGGGGCGATGTACCGCACCAGGTAGCGCCGATCAATCGTGGTCATGGCACTGCCTCCTTCTCTGCTAGATTCGGGCTCGCTCGTAGCGCACCGCATCAACTGCCGATAGCTGGCCGACTTGCCCAGAGCCTGTGGAGAGTGAGCGTTTTGTGACTGCGAGGAGTTCAGCCAGGGTGGCGTTGAGCTGCCGGAGTTCCCCGGTTTGCGCCACCTCGGTGGTGGTGGCGAGTGAGCGGAGGCGTTCTACTTCCGCGGCGGCGGCGAGTGCTTTCCGCACTTTTTCGTCGTCGGTTTTTTCGATCTCCTGTTTGAGTTTCGCGTATTCCAGCTCGGCGGTCAGTTTGTCTTTTTGCCGGAGGTATTCCACCGCCTTGGTGGCGCGCTCTAGCTCCAGGTTGAGGTTGTTTTGGTCGATCTGGCGTTGGATAGCGGTGAGCCGGTCTTCGGTTTGGCGTTGGGATTTTTCGATCCTGCCGCTGATACCGTACTGGAGTGCACCGATCGTGCTCTCCATGAGCTGCTCGCCGAGCTTGGCGCCACCGGTGGCGGCTTCTACGCCATATTGTTGGGAGAGCACGCCGCCGCCGATAGTGAGAGCGGCACCGCCCGCGGACCCCAGAACCAGGGCGGCTTTTTCAGCCGTCCCTAGATTCTTCCAAGCTTCCTTGACGGAGTCCTTGTTTTGGTGGAGGTCAATGCCGCCCTGCACTAGATCTTTCAGACCGCCTAATGCCATGCCGGCACCTGCTAGGGCGCCTAGGGGCCCGCCAACGGTGAACCCAGCAACCCCAGCTGCGGCGCCGGCTAAGAGTTTACCGATGCCGCCTACCAGCTTCGATACCCCACCGAAACCCTTGGACGCGCCTTGGGCTTGGTTGGCAGTCATGCCATACAGGCTGGCGGTTTGCTCGGCAAGGGCTGTGGTTTGGGCTCGCAGCAGCTGCGCTGCCGCGGTTTGTTTCAGCGTTGCTTCTAACGCCTCATGCTGGGCGTCGGAGTGGGCTTTAGCCGCTTCCAGGTCGTCGACTGCGGCTTGGGCCCTTGCGACCCGAATTCCCCATTCGGCGGCCTGGATTTCTTTGGTGTTTGCTACTACGGAGGCGGTCAGGTCTTCGACGGTGAATTTGCCGGTGCGGTAGAAGCGATCAACGGCACCCCTCATGGCTTCCACACTGGTGGACCCCATGAGGGCAGACTGCCTACGGGCTTCAGCGAGAGCAGCCTCGGCTTGAGCGATACTCACGATACCGCGGGCACGGGTGCGCTCTACATCCCGCTCCCTGATCTGCAGCTCAGCCAACGCCCTCACCCTGGTGAGGGCGTTGGTTTGCTGCTGCATTTCCAGCTTGGAAACTTCTTGCCGAGTTTTATCGACAATGCCGGCGGCTTTCTCTATTTCAGAGAAGAAGCCGGCAATGTGCCCAATACCGGCGGAGAGGGAGCCGCCGATTTTCTCGGCAATCTCGCTGGCTGCCTGGTACCGGGATGCCGCCACGGTGCGTTCTGCCGCCTCTAGATCAGCGAGGGATTCAGCCTGGGCGGCACGAGCCGCCGCCAGTTTGTCCTCAGCTTTATTCACCTTTTCCTGAGCGGATTTGACCGCTTTGGCGTTTTTATCAGTGGATTTTTCCAGGTTATCGCCAATATCTTCACGCACCCTGGCGAGTTTCTTCTCAGCATCGGCGATACGGTCGGCTTTGCCTTTCTTCCTGGCGTCGGCCAGGGATTTTTCGGCGTCCTCCAGTTTTCGCCTATCAGCCTTGGATACCGCGGCGCCTTCTTTCTCCGTTTTCGCCAATTCCTTCTTGGCATCGGCAAGCTCCTTTTCGGCTTTGCTGATGCCGTCAGTCTCGGTGGCGATCTTTTTCCGCAGCTCGTACAGGCCCTTTTCGGCATCCCTCACAACCTCGGCGGAGTCCAACCAGCCGCCACCGAAATGGCGGCCTTCGGCTTGCACGACCACCCGAGCGTCTTCGGCGTCGTGAGCGAAGAGCTTTGCCGCGGTGGAGATTTCCCCAGCGGCTTTGTCGAATTTTTCGCCTGCCGCCATGAGGATTTTCGCCGCAGTAGCGTTCTGTTTCCCAATTTCAGGTAGGGCCTTGGCGATGGACGATTGGTGCCGCCACTGCTGGTTTGTGAGCACTAGCTCATCGGCGCCGGATTCGTTCCGTCCTCGAACACCGGATGGCCACCGGCCGCCGGTGTCGAACTTCGGCCCGTACTGTACGTACCTTTTGGCCTGGTCAAACAAGGACTGGGCTTTGCCCCACGAAACGTTACCGCGGCTGGTTTTCACCCCATCCACAGAGGTGGATTCGATATCATCCCCAAGGTTCAAAAAGTCGGCAGGATCATAGTCTTTGCCGTTGATGGTGACGATCTGCCCGGCAATGAGCGGCAGGTAGGCGTGGTTGGTGTATTGGGGGTGGGAGGCTGGTGCCGCCCCACCGCCGATTTGACCGTTACCGCGCCCACCACCCATTTCGACGTTGACAGCTTGGCCGTCAGCGAAATAAATGGTACCTGAGGTGTGCCCACCGGCAGGGCCGCCATTAAGCCAGCCAATGGAAAACCGGGGGCCGCCACTGCCCAGGCCGGTACTGAACCCCATACGGGCCAGCACGGGGCCTTCATCCATAGTGGCGAACTTACGGCCGTCGAGTGGCCACCCCACAGCTAGTGCGGCCAGGCCACTCATGGCACCGCTACAGTCACCCCAGTTGGCGAGCAGGCCACCGCCGAAAACATAGGGCGCCCCTTCGAGAGAACGCGGGGCTTTCTTACCGTTGACGGTTTCACCTTTGGCGAACCGCAGGAGCTGGCCTGGAGTGACGACCCCACCATCAGCCAGAGCCTGCACGCCCCCTAGGATCTTATTGAGCTTGGGGGAATCATCATTAATCGCCCGCAGCAAATTATGGTGCTTAGCCGATGACCTGCGATTGATGACCCATTCCCCGGCATCGACCCGGGCTGTGGGCCGGCCCTGCTTATCGACGCCCTGGAAGCCGTCGATCTCGGTGGTGCCGGGCCCGGAGAGGGGCAGCCGGTACCCTGCAGGGGTGCCGAACAGGCCGCCAGCGGCGAGCCCTACAACACCGCCCATAGCACGGCGTGCCGGGCTGCCATCAGGGAGAAGCGCGGGACGGCCCCCACCTACATACACGGTTTCCACCGAAATCGTGTGGCGAGATGTGGTGTTTTGCCCGCTCAGGCTATGGATCCGCTTGATAACTTCTGGCACGTTGTCATTGATTTTGACTTCACCGGTGCGTTTGTCTTTGACCAGGATACCCAGATCGAGCATGCGGGTTTTGACATCTGGGTCGTTGGAGTCGATAACGACTTTGCCGCCGGGGAGGGTTTTCGTTTTCAACCCTAGAGCATCAAGCTTTTCGATAGTGCCGGGCACCTCGGCATTATCTATATGGATATAGCCATCGAGGCTGGAAAGCTTGACCCCCATCTGATCCAGCAGAGAAATGATGGAGAACGCGTCGGGGAAATCAATGGTCACCTGCCCCTCGAAAGGCTCGGAAACCTTTGCCCCCATGGCCTCCAGCTTTTGCCTGGTTTCATCGGTGATCGCATCCGACTCCACCTTGATCGTTTTGTCATCAGGGATGGATTTGATCTTGTCGCCCAGGATCGAGTAGATCTGAGCCGCTGCATCAGCCTCCTTAGCGGCATTCGTCATGGCGGCTGCTTCGGCTTCGTGCTGCCTGGTTGCCTCTTCCAGATCGTTGTTGGCGCCCCGGGTGGACTCAGCCAGCTTTAATGTCGCCAGGTCCGCATCAGTCAGGCCTTCCTTCCATTTCGCGAAGGATTCGGCGGCGGACTGCTGGGCTTTTAAGCTGCCATCATTGAGATCTGCCAGAGCGGTGACCACGCCAAGAGCCGCATCCTTGTTGCCGTTGAGCGTGGCTTCTAGATCGTCGGCGGAGATTTTGGCTTGCTGCAGCTGGGGGTGGGCATGCATGAACGCAGTGACGATGGATTCGGCTTTGCCTTGGATGGCTTCCAGGCCGGAGGCCTGCCCCATCATGGCGTCCACCACAGTGCTGGATGCGATACCTGCCTTGCTGGCCAGGTCTATCAGGCCTTCGCTGGAGGCGCGCTGCACCATCACCGACCTGGTGGCAGCCTCCTCAATGCCGTTCAGAGAATTCTTGAGGTCATCAACGTTGTTCTTGTGCTGCTGCTCAGCCTTAGCTGCTTTTTCGTTTTCGCTGGCGAACAGGGTAAGGGCTGCTGCGGCGCCGGTGAGCGCCAGGCCCCAAGGCCCACCGAGGGCGCCTAGTAGGCCTTCGGCGCCGGATTTCAGCAGGGAGAAACCGCCACGGGCCACACCAACAGCTGCGTCACCGATCGAGCCCAGGGCAGCGCGTGCGGTGTGGGCTGCCTCGGTGTGCTTTTCCGCAAATGTTTTCAAGGCCGGGGAGCCCTGCTGGAATGCGGCCTCGGCCTTAAGCACGGCGGCAGCCAAACCGCTTTGCTCGCCGGTCAGGTAGTGTGTGGTTGCCCCGACCCGGTCCATTTCCACACCAGCGTCCCTGTAAAACTTTTGGATGCTGGATATTTGCCCCCGCATTTCAGACAGACTAGACACGTGCCCCCGCATCTCGGACAGCTTGGACGTGTACTGACCCATGGTGGTGGTGATACCGCCAACGATACCGGGCACGGTGCGGAACGCCGCCCAGCCTGCCATGGCGGCCGCTAATAACCCTGGGTGGGCTTTCAGCAGGTCAGCGACAGACTGGAGAGATGGGGCCAGGGCAACGAGCACGCCAGATGCTGCATGCAGAGTACCAAGGAAAATATTCCAGGTGCTGACGCCGAGGGCTGCGGATGCCTGCCCCAGAGCAGTAGCCACGGTGGATACCACGGGCGCCAGAGCTTTACCTGCATCAAGCACGTCGGTGAAGGCCGCCTGGACGCCGGTAAGCATGCCTTTGCCCTGGTCGGACTGCATAAAATTCGACACGGCACTCTTGGCGTCTTTGAGCCCTGGCACTAGGCGTTGCTGAAGGAAGGTGTCAATATCGGCTGCAACTGGTTTGATTTTAGTTTCCAGCCCGTCGATGGCGCGGGTGGCGACCACCAGGCCGTCCTTCGCCAGGCCAAAAAATGGTTTCAGGGCGGTAGCGCCCAACCGGCCCAGGGCCGCCTGGGCATTGGCGGCGGCACCTGTGAAGGATTCGCCCATTTTCAGGGCGGACCCGCCCATGCCGGCACGCATGGCTTTTTCGAAGGTCGCAAAGTCGATCTGGCCTTTGGAAACCATATCCGAGATTTCGGCCGAGGTTTTTCCGGTTTCCTTGGCGAGCAGCTGGAGCACGGGGATACCAGAAGCCATCAGCTGTAACATGTCATCGCCCTGGAGTTTGCCGCGGGCGGCAATCGAGCCGAAAATAACGCCAACGTCCTGCATGCTCCGGCCGGCGATAGCGGCAGTATCACCCACGGTTTTCAGGGTGGTTTCCAACTGCTGGCCGGGTTTAATGCCTGCGGCGACCAGACCTGCAGCAACGGATGCCGCCTCCCCCAGCCCGAAAGCAGTGCCTTTCACTGAGGAAAGAGCATCATTCATGACCCCGGCAACAGTCTTGGTGTCGTTGCCTAGGCCGAGGAGTTTCTGCTGGGCGTTTTCGATAGCGGTGAGGCGGCCCATGCCCTTGGCCATGGCGGTGCCGATAAGCCCACCTGCCGCCACACCGGTGGCGAGCGCCCCGGCTTTCAGCGTCTTGCCCACACCAGCGGCGAGCTTGCTTCCCCACGAGCCGCCACGGCGCTCAGCTTCGCTCTCCACACCCCCCAGCGCTTTGGCGATAGTGGGGCTGATTTTACTCACCTCGGGGATGATCGAGATGTAGCCGGTGCCGAGCTCTGCACCCATGAAAAATCCCCTCCTTCAGATGCTCTAGATGTGGTGTTTTTCCTTGACTTTCTGCCTGATCTCCGCAGCGGTCAGCTCCCGCCTATGCGGCCGGCTCACCTGCTGGTGGGACGCCTCGATACCCTCGATGGTCTGCTGAATAAGACCCCCAACCCCGTTCGTGTTTTTCCCGGCGCGGGCCAGGGCCAGGATGTACTGCTGGTCGAAGAGTGCGCCAAGGATTTGGTTGGTGGGTAACGCCCAGGCTGCGGCTTCGGCGGCGGCGGGGTTGAGGTAGGTGTGGAGGTTGGATGTGGCTGGTAGGTGTTTGAGGAATGCCCTAAGGTCACTCCACCGATAATTACGCCCTACGGTGCTGAGTGAGTATCCGATGTGGAAGAGGTCTGCTCGGAGGGCGTCGGTGAGCTGGGGGTCTCCCCCGAAGGCGTACCGGTAGAGGGCAAGGATTCCCCCAGCAGGATACCTGATTCCTGGCCCCAAATGCGGTCGATTTCCACCAGCTGGCGTTGTACTAGCTTGTTGATGGCGTCCTTCTTAGCCTGGGCGTTGTTGAAGTGGAGCAGGAAGAGCCGCGTAATTTCAACAGAGTCATTGCCGATGTGTCGTTTTTCGGCTTCGTTTTGGACGGCGGTGATGTCTGTGGGATAAAGACAGTCAACTGGTGGGATAGTGATGGTAACTTTTTTGTCTTTGCCTGCAGGGATGTTGAATTCGATGTTGTCAAATCCGGGGATGTCGAATGCCATGATGGCTCCTTAGTTGATAGAGGGTGGGAGGGGCCGCGGGCGGTAACGGGGTTTTGCCCGCGGCCCTTTTTCAGTGTGGTTAGCGCCAGTTTTTCAGCACCTGCCAGTGGGCGGTGGTGAGTTTTGATGCCGGTGTGACTTGCAGCCACGGTTGGGTGCGTAGTGAGGTGATAGCCGTGTCTAGGTCGGTTGCGGGGATGGTGGTGCCGCCCGCACCCCACAGCCCAATGGAGGGGCGGATCTTGCCCGGCCATTGTGCAGTGAGTGCTTCCACCAGGGGCGCGGCTTTTCCAGCCTGCCCAGCGTCGAAGTAGACCCACGGCTGCAGCAGATCAGCGTGTCGTAGTAGTTTGGCGTAGTCGTGTCCGCTGTCGGGCCGGCCCGCAGGCGGGTTGGCCCAGTTGACTCGCACGTCGAAAACCAGTTGGTTGGTGCCGATGGCGCGTTTGATGCGGGCTGCGACTTCGGCCATTTTATCGCCGAACCACGCCAGCTCTTTGGGCCCCTCGTGGGGAGTGCCGTCGCCGCGGCGGGTCCAATCCGCCTCGCCGGTGTCTTGTTTGAATAGCTCCAAGTCCTTATCCGAAAAACTGCCGGAGTCCCAGTGGATTTCGGTGAGGATGATGCCTTTGATGCGGTTGCCGTAGCGGGCCGCGAGGTGCCGTGCGGCTGCCTCTAGCATGTCACCAATGTGTCCTTTGGTGAGGGCGTAGGCGCTACCCAGGTCGTTTCGGATGGTGCCGTCTCTGGATACGGAGCGTAGTTCTTGGTATTCGGGTTTCGCCAGGGTGGTGGTGGCCATAGCATCCAGGGTGAGGTAGATGCCTGTGATACCAGCTGCACGGGCAGTGTCGATGATCCCTGCGATGGGGTCGCCCTCGGCTGCTGATAGGGATGATATGAGCCCACTGCCTGAGGGCACCTCGGGGGAGAGCAACCATTCGGGGCGGCCTACCGCTAGATCGACGGTGTTGCCGCCCGCGGCCACTACCTTTTGGAGGGCTTCTTCCCAGTTGTAGGTTTTCGATGAGGTGTCTTCCCACCCAAATGATACAGCGCGTCGGCGGGTGTCCGGTTTCGGGGGCGGCGGTACAGCCCCGCCGCCGTTGTTGTTCCCTCCGCCGCCCGGAGTTACCGGGGAGGGGTTTAGGGGTTTACGGTGATGGTGGTACCCGCACCACCGGTGAGTTTGGACCCGTCGGCGGTGAGGGCCCCGGTGATGTCCTTGATGGTGTAGGGGCCGCCAGCATTACCGGTGACGGTGGCGGTGGTGGCGCCTGTGAGTTTGCGTAGCTCGGCTTGCACTGTTTCGGCGGTGGCATTAAACGCTAGTTCGGCGGTGGCGTGGCCGTCGACGGAAAGGGTAAAGGTGCCGCCTGTAACACCGCTGGGGAGGGTCACGGTCTTGTCTTGGGCGTCGGGGTCTGGGGTGTTGGGGTCGACCATGCCATCGTCCCGCAGCTCGAAGGAGTTTGCGAATTTGAATTCGGCGGGACCCTTGAAAGCAGTGATCGTAACGTTGTATTTCGTGGATGCGGAATGGACCTCAGCGGTTTTTTCCACGGTAGTGATCCGGCCGACCGGCACGACCAAAGTTTTAGCCTTTTCGCCGGAAACGGCTTTCACAACGTGACGCTTGAGCGGTAGCCGCTCAGCAGTGTGGTACACGGTGATCTGGCGGCCGTGTTTGTCGGTGGCTGCTTTTTCGATGACGTTTGCGTCGCCGAAGCAAGATCGGAGCACATTAGTGTTGCCGTCTTCGAGCAGGGTGAGAACGACTGTTTCGGTATACGAGGTTTGGGTGTCTACCCAGTCATCTCCGCCGAACATTTTTTCGGTGCTGGTTTCCCGGTTGATAGTGTGAGTGAAGCCGTCTTCGCCTACAGCGCCGTGATCTTTGAAGTCCTCATGGAGGGTTTCGAGGGCAGTTTTTGGCAACGGGGTATTGATTGGGGCGTTGAAGTAGACGCCGCCGTCGATGGGCGGGGTGGCCACGAAGGCGTTTTGAATGTTGATAGCCATGATGGGTCTCCTAAATCAGGAATGTCGGAAAAGGGAATTGCGGCAGGATGGTGTCCCCTGCTGCCGCACCAGGGGCCGGCTAATGGGCTAGGAGCCGCACGCCACCGGTGAATTGGAAGCGATAGAGCTTCGGGTCGGGGTCGTCGTACCTGGTGAGGGTGTCTATGGTGGTGGATTGGATTTGGCTGCTTCGCATCCGCACCCACGCTTCGTAGGCTGTTTCGGCCATGGCCTCAGCGTCTAGCTCGGTGTGGGCGTAGCACTCCACCAAAAACCGGGGGTTGCGGAGTGCCCAGTCCTCCATGCCGCCGCCGATGCGGGAAACAATGATGAAGGCTTGCGGTTTCGGGGTGCCTGGCATGCGGCTGGATACCGGCACCCCTACCCGGCGCGCCAGCTCGGCAATAACTAGCGTGGTGGCGGTGGTGGTCACATGGGCCTCCTTCCAGAAGGCGGGTTAGCCTAGGGTTCGGGTGAGGATGTTGTCCCTGGCTTCTCGGCGTTTGGCTGACCAGGTGTCGGCGTAGATGATGCAGCGGTGGCGGGTTTTGCCCATCTGGTAGGAGGAGACAAACCCATCACCGGCGCGGGCTGCTACTTGTTCGGCGTGGTCGACTACGACACCTTGGGTCATGGGGTCTTTGAGTAGCGCTTTCAACGCCGCTTTGTTCGGCACGTACTTCGCCATAGTCCGCTCACTTGTACCGAGCGCTGTCTTGTTCGGCACGTACTTCGTCATAATCCACCCACATGCACCTGGCCCACCCGGTGGGCGAATACGCGGCACGTACCTGCCGCATACCCTCATCGGCGAAGCAGATAAGACTGCCGCCGTCAAAGGATAAGCTTACGCATTCGACATAGTCCGCTCGGTCTTCCTCAGCACCAAGGGTTACTTTCAGCCATTGTTTATTCGATTCCAGCAAGATTAATCACCTCCAATTCTGGGGCCCAGCCGAAGGGGCTGTGTTCGTAGTTTTCGGGTTCGCCCACAACCTCTAGGCGTTCGCCGCCTGGGGTGAGGATGACAATATCGGTTTCGATAAAGCCACCGGTGTGGGCGTACATTTTTATGGCGACTGTTCGGCGTCCGTGGCCCGCTAGTTCGGGTTCTGCGGTGGTGGGTTTCGCCCACCCCGCTACGTGGATGATGGTGCCCTGGAGCCCGTAGGTGGGGTTGCCGAGCTCATCGGTGCCGGTTTTGAAGCGGCGGAGCCGGGTCACCGGGTAATAACTGTTTGTTGGCAGGCCTGGCATCGCACCCTCTTTTCTTTAGCTCATGGTGATGGAGTAGATGCCGCGGCGTTTCTTACGGAAGGGGGCCAGCATGGTTTTGTCCGATGTGGTGAGCCAGGGGGCGCCACCACTACCACCGTGGGTGAAGTTCGCGCTTTGGCTGAAAGGGCCCGCGGTGACCTGCATGGATTCCTGGAAGGCGGTTTCTTTGGGGGCCTCGATGACCCTGGCTACCATGCGGGATACCACGATTTTGACAGTTTCCGGCACTGGTTCGGGCACTGTTTTTTGCAGGTATCCCTCAACCAGGGCTGATGCTTCTTCCAGCAACCCTAGGGCACGGTCTTCGCCGAAATCCACGTGGGGAATGCGGGCCTTAACATCGTCAAGACTTGCGAGCACGGCTGTTACTCCGGCGGGTTGTCTTCGGGCCTGCTGGGGGCTTGTCCTCCCCACCGGCCCCACCGTCACCTGAGTCTTCGGGATCTTCGGGATCTGGTTCCAGCAGGTCGGGGTGGATGGTTACGCCTTCTGGTACTTCCGCACCTGGGGCGAGTACATGGGCCTGGGTTTCATCGTGCGCAATGACGTAGCTTCCTAGGTCGCCTCGGATGGTTGCCATAGTAGTTCTCCTTGGCTCTTAGAGGACGGTCATGGCCGCGGTGTAGTTAGCGTCACCAACCACGGGCATGCCGATAGCGTTGGCCCGCACCCAGGTGGACTTCGGGTCGTCTTCTTGGTAGGCACCAACCACGATGCCGGGGCGGTCTTCTTCGGCAATGCCGTAGGCAGGGTCGACGGCTTCCAGGGTGGTGCCCCAGAACGTGCGCCCCAGTGGGGATTCTTCGCCGTCTACAGCGGGGAGCATGATGGCGATTTTTTCGTCGATTACTCGTTTTAGCGCCCCGCCTTTGCGGATCTTCCGGTCGTACCGCAAAAGGGGCGGCAGCTCGAAGGATGCGAGCACGCTGTGGAGGAAGTCCACGGTCACCATGCTGGGGATGCCGTTCACACCGCCGGCCATTTTGCGGATTTCTTCGCATCGGATCAGGCTGGTGATGATTTTAGGGGATACCAGCAGGTAGCCGGGGGCCTCACCGCTGAGGTTGGCGTAAACCTCTGCTTGGGCCTGTAGGTCTTCGATTGGGGTTGCGGTGGCGTACTGGTCCCACTTGGTACCTACGGTGGTGGTGAGGCGGGGGTCGCGGCCGAAATCTTGCTCCACGTTGAACTGGTTTTCGCTGATGAGGGCCTTGCCGGTGGTGAGGATTTCGCCACGCAGCATTTCCACCCGGTCAGCGACAGCCCGGGCTGCGGTGATTGTGGCCCGGCCGATCAAATCTTTGCCGGATGCTGGGGCGTTGATGCCGCGGGCCCGGAGCTGGTCGTATTCGCTGACGGGGATTTTCTGCCCCAGGGGTGGCAGTTCCAGGGAGATTTTCTTACCGCCGGGCATAGCACCGATGGGGGTTTCAGCGTCGTAGGCGCGGTATTCAGCAACCTCGACCAGGCCATTGTTGGTTGCAGACAGGCTCACGGAGATGTCGTCGACAACGCGGTTGGGGAGGAATTGGGCGAGAATGTTTTTAGAACGTTCCCGCTCATCAAGGGTTTCGCGGGCCACAGTGGTGAGGGACTGCGGCTGCACAACTTCGGTCCATAGCATGAGGATCAGTCACCTTCCTTCGGGGTGAGGATGAAAAGAGGATTAGGGGTGGTCAAGGTGGTGATGTCGAATACGCCTTCGGGGAGGTATTTCACCCGGATGCGGCCGTGGTCGAGCATGGGGGCCACGATATCCACGTCTTTCTGCTTGGCGGACTGGGAGGTGAGCAGGAACCCGGCTAGGGTGTCACCTACCGCGGTGACTGGCTCGTATTTACCGCCAGCCCCCCGCTTCAACGGGATACCGGAAGGCAGAACGTTGTCCTTCACAACGGCGGAAATTTTCTTCCCGTCAATAGTGACGGTTTGGGCGTTAGCCACGCCGTGGCGGCTTCCTAACCACTTGCGGTTATCGACCCCTAGAGGTTCACGGATTGGGCTGAGTTGCATGATGAATCACATCCTTTATTTGTCGGTTTTGGTTTTACCCATGAGTCGGCGCGCCCAGCTGCGGTCGCTTTCTTTCGAGGAGCCAGCCTTGCCCTTGCCTTGGAGCGGCGAAGTGGCGGGGCGGCTTTTCGACGCCCCAACCCCGGCACGATCCGCAAGGAGTTGTGCTTGGGTGCGCATGGCTTCGGTGTCGCCGTGGAGGAAGGTCTCGGCTTCTTTCCGGCTGAGGCCGAATTCCAGGGCAAGCTCTAGGCGGGCAGCTGTTTGCTCTGCTGCCTGTTGGCGTTTGGTTGCTTCAGCGAGGGCTTCCTCGGCCTGCTTGGTTTTACCTGTTTCAGTATCAAGCTGGGCCTGGAGGCTGTCAGCGGTTTTTTTGTTTTCCTTAGCCCGGGTTTCCCAGGTTCTGGCGTGTTTTTTCCAGGCGGCTACGTCGCCTACCGGCTCATCTGCTGGCTCGGGGTCGGGGTCACCCTCCTCATCACCGCTATTGTTGTCGCTGGGGGTTTCGCTTTCGCGGTCTTGGGCTTGCGGAGCTGCGGTATCATTCTGGGTGGCATCAGTCGTGCCGCCGGCGGGGATGTCGGGGGTGATGGTTCGCACCCAGGGGGGCATTGCTAATGCTCTGGCTGGCATGGGGGTTCCTTTCATATTCGTGTGTGTTTTGGGTATGAGAAAACCCGCGGTCTCGCGGGGAGAACGCGGGTTACTGGGGATGCTAGTTTTAAGCGCTGGCGGCGGCTAACCGGACTTCTTCTCGTTCCCAGTAGGGATTGTCCTGTTCCTCATCGGAATACGGGTCGAACACCACGGGGGTGGAATCACCGCGGGGGCGCCGCATGTATTCGCTGAAATCATCGCTGAGGTCTTCGGCACCATCCCAGTCGAGTTCTAGGGCCCAATCGGTTTCCTCACAAAGGAAGAAGAAAATCTCCTTCAGGAGAGATAGCGCGTCTGAGTCCCGAGACTGGGTAACGTCAATTTCAGCGAGCCCAAAATCACGTTTAAATTCGGGGGGGGTTAAAAGGACACGGACACTCGGGTACCTTTTCGCCGAAGAAAAATTTGAGGCAATTAAATTTTCGGCTTGGGTGATGACATCCTCGGGGCTTTCGACAGCGCCTCGAATGATGATGGATGCGACATACGACATTTTTAGCTCCTTTCCCAGAGAATGGTTTTTTTCGTGGTTATCACTACGATTCTATCAAGATATGCACCATTATTGTCTACTGCCCTGCGTAAATCAGCCAAGATGGTTTGTTCATCATGTATTGATTCCCTTAGGTCGCAAATGAGCGTGCTCGATTGTTTTTTTCCTTTTCTGGCCCTGTTATTAATTCCGCTTTTCGAGGTGATGGATTTCATCTCCGTGGTGATCCCATCGACGATGGCATCAGGAGTATTTGAAATCCCAGTTTTTTCTTTAAAACGGAGTCCTGCGCCACCGGGTATTTTGTCCAGTTCCTTGAGTTTAATGACGGATTGCGCACCGTTGTCTTCTAGCCATTTGCGGATTCGGTCTTCTTTTTCGGGCCATGCTGTGTCATCCGCTAAGCCGATGTCTAAGGCTTCTTTGGCGGTGATTTTCCGCCTGACCGTAGCTTTCGACATGTCGACTGCGCGTCGGTATCGGACGGCGTCTGGTGGTACCCAGTCGGGTGTTTGGTTTCGGTGGCGTTCTATGGCTTCGGCGAAGGCATCTTGGTCGCTGCCGGGGTATTTGCCGGATTCCGCGTAGATTTGTTCTAGTTCTTGATTGATGCGTGGTAGGTCGGCGGGGGTTTGCACTTCGATGCCGAGGCACTTGCAGTTGTCGTGGTATTTTTTGCCAGCCTCAGTAAGTAGCACCGTATCGTGGCTGTAGACAGCACCACGGCTGGCAAGGAGGAGGCAGAACGTACAGGCGTGGGGTTCCGGCACACGGGCGTAGCGGGTGCCGGCTTTCCGCGTGGCCTGGTACACGGTTTCGCGGGCAGGCTGCTGCACGAGCCGGTTGGTGATGCCGGCGAGTTTCCGTAGCACTAGCTGCCTATCCAAACCGCCGGTAGCGTTGCGGGAGGTGTTCATCGCCCAGGCGTAGGAGCCGAGGATTTGCTCAAACCCCGCCGGGTCAGCCACTTCGGGATATTCCAGGCCTTTCAAGTTGTCGTCGAGGCTGCGGGAGCGGAATAGGTAGTCAGCAGCGGCGTAGGCGGCTTGTTCCCCGTAGGCCGCAATGATTGCCTGGAAGGGCTCTTCCATAAGCTGCTTGGCGTCGGCGAAGCCGAGGGTTTCGGTTTGTTTCCACCAGGACACTAGATCCCGTATAGCGAGGGTCCGCAAGTTATCCATGGCCTGCTGGTAGTCAGCTTCGGCATCCAAGTCTCGCGCCATATGGCTAGCACCTCCCTCCCATGGGTGTTGTTTAGGTTTTCTCCCGTAGTGATACGGGGGTTGCCCCGGTGAATCGGATTCCGGGCAGGCCTGCAAGGTCAGCGGCGGCTTTGGGTTCGACCCCGGCGCGGATCAGGACGCCTAGGGCGTCGGCGCGTTGTTTGAGGTCATCTGCCTCCGCCCCCCCCCCGCGAAGCGGGCGTGTTTTCCTGAGGGTCGGTTTCAGTAGACGCTTCGGTGGGGTTGGGGGTTTCTTCGGGGTCTCGGTTTGCCCTGGCCAGGTCGAGCACGGTGGTATCACCAATGGTGGTAGCGCCACCGGCGAGAACGGTGGCACGTTGGGTGGCGGATTGTTCGGCGAGCTCCTTGCGCATGATTTCCTGCTCTGTCTGGCTGAACCCCACCCGGCCCCACACCACGGAGGAGTGCTTCGGGGTGATTTCGGCTGCTACGGCTTTGGTCATGGCGTCCATGGTTGCCGACAGGGTGGGTGTGGCGGCTGCAAGCCATTTCGCTTCGAGGGAGGCAATAAACGACCATTCAGGCGGCTCGCCGTCAAGAATGGCTTTGCACACGTAGGCAAGGTCGCGGCACAATGGGCGGCCGAATGCCAACTGGCGAAGCTCAGTGCGGCGCACCAGGCGGGATTCGGTGGCCCTAATACTATCGGCGCTGGGGGGGTTATCGGAGGCGAACCCCAGGTAGGATACGGGCACCCCGGATTGGGCTGATACTAGCTGTGCCATCATCTTGAGCTCTTCAATATAGGGCGTAGGTGGGGATGCCTGGAACTGTCCCGCGGTGATGGTGGGGAGCCCATCATCAGGATCACCTGGCGGCACCACAAGTGCTTTGCTCATGGCGACTTTCCACCCCATTTGGATGAGGTCGCTTTCTGTCGCGTCCTCTTCTAGGCCTAGCTGGTCGAATGTGGCGTTCAGCAGGTAGCGCTGTGGGGTGGTGTAGTACTCACGGTTGAATTCCATGCCGAGCACGGTGCGAACGCCGTGGTCGGTGTAGTATTCGATGGCCGTGGTGATTTCCGAGGCGCCTGCGTCTTTCCCTGCGCGGGCCCGGTTCGGGATACGGATCAGGCCGCACCTGCCCCAGCCGTGCTTGACGCAGATGGTTTCTTTTTCCGGTTCACGTGGGTCGGTGATGATAGAGATCACCCGGTCCGGCAGATGTAGGGTTTGGTATTTTTCGCCGTTTTCCCCGGTTTTTTCGATGTAGCCGGCTGCCATGCGGTTAAGCCGATCATCCCACATGTAGGTGGCTTCGCTTGCGGTAACGGCATCAATAATGATGGTGGGTTCGCCATCCCCACCGGCTGATACTTCGAGGAAGCCCATGCCGGTGACAAGGGATTCCAGCGTGGCTTTAGCAAACTCGGAGCTCAAGTCGTTGTCGGCAAAAACTTGGTCCAGTTCGCTGATGTCGGCCTTTGGGGATATCCACCCTTGCCACTCCAGCCGCTCCGCTAAAGAATCAACGACAATTTCGGGCCAGCCAACCACCGCCCGGATGCTGCTAGCAACCGCAGGCAGGGCGATGTTCAAATCTTTGAGGGCGTTTTTGCCCTCATAGTAAGCCCATTTTTGCCTGTTCTTCTGGGCGTGCTCTTGCAGCCGCCCCGACAGCTTGACGATGAGGTTATGCTCGTCGGCAGTGAGTTCGTAGTCGGGGATCAGTTCGAGGGTCATCCAATCATCACTCTCCTTCGCTTCTTAGGCCCCCCTTTACGGCGGGCACGGACTTTACCGGAGTTCAGGGCTTCACGCCTGCCTACGTTGGCGGCCACCATGGCCACGCACAAATCCACAAGCTGATGGCTGTCACGACTGGTTTTACCAATCGCCAACCCAAATTTATTCCACCTGATTTTCGTATTATTCACGTGCGCTGTGAGCGCCGGGTCACCATCATGCCGGAACGGTCCATCCAGGCCGTCTTTGTCGATCAGGTCCTGGATGATCTCCACTTCCTGGGAGAAGCGGCGGAGCCGGTCGGCGGCGCCGGGTTCGGAGAGCCGCATATCCCAGAGGACGGAGTGGGTTTTTGTTGCCCAGCAGCGGAGTTTTCGGCGGAAGTCACGGTGCCATGCGTCGATGAGGGGCCGCCAGTAGGAGGCTTCGGTGGTGTCGTCTTTGGCGGGCGAGGGGTCGACGCCGAACCAGACGACTTTGTATAGTTCCATGATTTCCCGTACCCGGGCGTCTACTTCGTCGCGGTCAACGAGGTAGCCTTCGCCGCGGGGGCCGCGGGGCCTCGACCACACCCCGAGGGTTTGGTTGAAACCATCACTGATTCGGCAGCCCATGAGGGCTGTGGCGTCTTCTGATTTGGAGCAGTCGAGGAACATGGCGATCTGATCCCCCGGCTCAAACTGGCGGGTGGGGTCGGCGAGTGCCGCCCACGCTTTAGCAGACACGTAGGAGTCTTCGGCGTCTCCGAGTCCGTTCATGTAGAAGCGGATAGCGTCACCGGCCGAGAGTTCGGGGTCCACCACCTCGTCGGAGAGGCGTTCGAGGTCGGCCCAGGGGGCGTCGGAGTAGGCTTGCTGGAGCGCCAGCATGCGCTGCTTGGGGTCGTAGATATCTAGCTTGGGGTCAAATTCAATGGAGTCATAGAGGATGTCTTTCTTGAGCTGGGGGTATTTACCGGATTGCTGTTTCTGCCATGCTTCGAAGGTTTTTTCGCCGATAGAGTCCTGGCCCCGCTGGTGGGCGTTGGTGAAGTCCACCATTCGGGCCTGGACAGACTTTTTCGACTTGCCGACGTTTCGGCGAGCGACTTTAGCGACCGCGTGACCGCCGGAGCGCTGGGTCATGTGGTGAGTTTCATTGAGCACGATGAAAGTGGCCGGGTCGCCTTCGGAAGACCGTTCCGAGGCGGTGAGCACTTCGATGCGGGCTGGGGAGGTTTTCACAAAGGTCGCAGTCCTCCCCTTGTCTAACCCGTAGTAGTTGGTGGCGTCAACACCGAATTGGGAGTTGGCAACCCGGAGGACGTCTTTGGATTGCTCTTCAGAGTTGGACGCTATCTGGACTAAAGGCATGGTGTGTTGTTTGCCTATGTAGCGGGTGCCGTCCCAGTGGAGCTGGGAGGGGCCGAGTAGCTCGATGTTGCACATGGCGGCGGCTAGGGGGTCCTTGCCGCTGCCTTTGCTGCCGCGTTTGCAGCCACGCCGGTAGATGAACCTGCCCTGGTCATTGAAGGCGTACCAGAGGATGAGGAATCGGGCTTGCCCTGGTGTGAATCGCCAGGGCTCACCATCGTCGTTGAGGAGGCCCGGTTCACCGGTGCGCCATTCGGCCCAGTCGATAACCGCGGGGCCTAGAGAGTGGGCGATGAGGTCCAGTTTTTCATCCATGGTGGTGGGCCATGGGAGGGTGCACCAGGCCCCCTTGTCACCGAGGTAGTAGCCGGGCGGCATGGTGAGGTCAGAGATTAGCGAAGCGGTCATGGGCGTCGATCACCACCCCGTCATCCTCAGGTTTGGATTGTTCAATGTCACCGATTTCCCATTGGAGGCGTTTCATGGCCATGGGTGAGAGCCCCAGCCGGTCTTCGATTTGGCGAAGCTCCGCCATAGCGCTGGCGTTGACCACGCTATGGTCGAGTTCATCTTGAATGGCGTTCCGTAGGATAAGGTAGCGGGCGACTAAAAATTCGTCGTGGTTTCGTTCCCACATGACTGCTTGGGGTCGTCGCCAGAGTTCTGCCCAACCGCGTTGTACTCGGCCGGGCAGTGGCCAGCGGGGCGCGCGTCCCTTTCGCCCGTCGGCGGGGAGCGTCACCCAGTCGGGCCTGGCGTTGCGGCGGCGGGCGTTCCTCTTCGGGGGTGGTCCGGGCACGGTCGGCACCCCCTTTCGCATTCTTAGGTTTTCCTAACCTTTCCTTTAGGTTGGCCTTGGGAACCCGTACAGGCTGGCAGGCCCTTTGCCCTCCGCCGCCCGACGGGCGCCGCGGGGGGCGCCCCCCGCCCCCCCGTCCGCTACCACACCGCTAACCTGGGGAATATCACAAAATGAGGGGGTGGGGGGTCGCTTCACTCTCGCTACCCGGGCGGCCCGTGCCGCCTGGGCTTCACGCTGCGTTTTGACCTTGTGGCATGAGACACAGAGGGCTTGAAGGTTGCTGAGTTCGTCGTATCCGGGGCCGCGGGTGTTGTCGATATGGTCTACCTCGGCGGCTGGGCTGCCACATTGTTGGCATGTGTAGCCGTCTCGGGTGAGGATTTTCTTGCGGATACGGGTTTTCACGTGGGTAGGATTGCCGTTTCGCCACGCTGCCATGTGGTTTATCCCTCCCTGAAGGTCAGAAAGTAGGAGGAGTGGAGCGGCAATCCCCTGCCCCACGAGCTATCCGGGGTGAGGAGCCATCAAAACGCCCCGGGGCGACGCGAGCCCTAAACCCTCCACTGGTTTTTCTGCAGGCTGCGTCGTCGCGTCGATTATATCATCTGCTGTGACAGCAGGCAAAGGCATATTTTTCAGGCGGTCCAACACCTCACCAAGCCGATAGCATGCGATGCGATCAGCGCTTAAGCGAGTGTCAATGTGTCCACGCTCGGCCCACTTGCGCAGCAGCGCACGGCTAACCACATGCCCTTCGGCATGGGCAGCGTGGATGATAGTTCGCCACGTCAGCCACGGCTCACCGACGTCACACACCATGGGTTGCCCAGCGCGGAGGAATTCCTGGAGCCTGGATTCTTGGTGGCGGAGTTCGGCGTGGATGTCGGGGGCGAAGTCTAGACCTGCGATGAGTCCAGCGTTGAAGTCCATGAAGCGCAGGAGTTGGTGGGCGTCGCAGGTGAGGATGCGTTCGGGTTGGATGTAGTCGGCGACGTCTCGGGCAACCTCGAAGAGCCTAAGGGTGAGGTCGATATCTAAGGCGGTGGCGGCCCCGCCTGGTGTAGTGGGGTGGGCCCCGGGTTTCCTACCCCCCTGGGGGTTTGTTATACGGGTGGGGGTGGGGTACTTGGCGGCTTCCAGTTCTACCCAGAGGCCCTGTAGGTCCCGTAGCGTGGCACGTAGGCCTGCCTCGGTGGTGGTAGTGGTGGCGCCCATGGTTTCCTCCCGTTCCCCAGCTGGTATGCGTGGGCTAATGGTAAAGCTGAGGCTTGGCCACTAGAGGTATTCACCGCACCCTGGGAGGCGAAGGGCGGGGGTGTGGTTACTTTGTGGGGCGTGAGGCGTGCCATCGTTTGATTTCGGCAGCGTCCCATAGGCGGGTGCGCTCTAGCTGGAATACGGGCTGTGGGGCTTGGCCACGGGCAACATAGCTAGCGAAGGTGGCCTTAGCGACGCCGATGTGCTGGGTGATAGCCGTGACGGTCCAGTATTCTATTCCGTCATCGGTGATGGCTGTTCGGTGCGGGATGTCTTTGGCAAGGGTGATATCAATCATCGTGGAGTCTTTCTAATGGAAGCTGGGGTTCAACTTGAAAACCCCACTAGCCGAAGCTGGTGGGGTTGCTGGTTAGCGGCGCCAGCGGCCAGTACAGGTGATGTACCCGAGGATTACAGCGGCAATAACGAGTAGCGTAGCAGTGGCAATGCTTACACTTTTGTTATATAACGCAGTGATTATCGCCGCGGTAAATGCGGTTACCGATACGATGTACATGGGTCGCGCTTTCATGGGCTTTCCTCCTTCCTGGGGATTCACGTGGTAGGGTGGTGGGGTCTCCCCCGGGTGAGCTAAGTTGCTGTTAGCTCACCCGGGGGTTACCGTTGGCGCTTACCGCGACGGTAGCGTTTCCGCTTCCGATGCTTGCCTCCGGGTTTCCTGCCTTGCAAGTAGGTCAGGATGCCGGTGGCTACGGCAATCGCCGAGAGAGCCAGGCTAACCTTGTCGGTCATCTGGGGTCACCTCCCCTCCACTATTGAGTTTTCTGTAAACCGTTTGGCTTACACTCTTTATTATACAGCGTGGCGCTGTATCTTTCAAGTGGGGGTATAGGTTTTTAAGGCAATTTAAATGTGTTCTTTACCACATTGATTCGCCGGGGGTTCGTTCAACCATGAGCATCAGCCGGCACGCACCCACCCACCATTTCGCCACAGCATCCGGGTCCTCTACCAGGCAACCACTTCCGCTGTAGCTCATCAGGAGCACCTTGCGCTGCCTGTCGAGATCGAAAAACCAAAAGTCGCCTATCATGTCGCCCCAGACATTCTGCGGGATAAGATTCAGTCGCACCCCGTAGAGAGAACTGATATCCGAGTTCCCACATGTCAGAGGATCCTCATATTCGCTCGAATGCTGGATCAGATAGAGTGATTCGCCAGATAAGAATGTTGGTAATTCTTCCTCCAGGGCGAGTGCTAAATCTGCTGCTTTTGCGTAGCGGACGCAATCAATTGTTAGGTCTAATACTGCGACTCCCCGCCATGATGGAGTAATTCTCTCTAGCAGTAAAACGGGAGTGCCAGAAGATATTTCAATGCATGGCTGCCCCACCAAACACCCCCTAAACTCGATCGGTACTACACCAAGAGCCAACCCACGGTACGGCTCTAACTCTGCAGGCATGGGCGGGTAAAGATCATACAAGCTCATGGTGGCTCCTTGGTATCACCTAGTTGGTTCTATTTTATGGCGGGGATTATTTTTCTTGGTCGGCGTAGATCACGCCGGGGTGGTGTTTGTTGTGCCACATGAGTCGGGCGCCGCAGGTGACGTCGAGGATCATTCGGCGTCCTCGTTTTCTCTGGTGTAGCCGGCGCGCTGGCGCCAGGCCTGCTTGGCGGGGGTGTCATCGTCGTCGGGGTCGGTTGCCCATTCTCGGTAGTCCTCGAAGGTGATGCCTTCGTCAGATATGCACCGCCATTCACCCACGTAGTTCCATACTTCAGGGAAGGCCATGTCGCAAGCTAAGCAGCTTTTCAGTTCATAAAGGCCATCGCAGTTTACATATTTTTCCCAGCAGTATTCCTCACCAGGGTTGATTACCGCCCCGCACGCATAGCACTCGTGTGGTTTCCTAGCGCGCCGAGTTTTTTCGTCTAACAGCGTACACATTATTGTTTTTCCTTATAGATTCGTAGGAACACGCCGGTGATAGCTGGCCCGTTGCTGTCGGCTTCGGCGTAGCGTTTACGGGCGTGCCATGTGGTGATTCGGGAGTCGTTTTTGAGCACACCGGCCCCTTCTAGGGCGTCCCCTAGCGCCCGGCATAGTTTGTCGAGGTCGTATGAGGATTTGGACGTGGGGAGCATGCTACGGACGCTTTTAGGGCGGGGTAGGCAGAAAACCGCTTGCACCAGTACCGCTTCATCAATGGGTTCTCGCAATTGGCGGCTGCGGTAAGTGGCGAGTTGGAGTTGCGCGGATTGCCGCCACACCCGGGTGCCGGGGTTGTCTTCGATGACACGCCCACCACCCACGTAGCGTTTAGACCCTTGGGGTTTGGGGTCACCAGCAATGTGGGCGATGAACACAGGCTCGGGCTGGGCACCCAAATACTGACCAAACAAACTTTCGATTTCGGTGTCGGTAGCGTCTGGTAAAAGCTGGTCGCGGATGGCGTCGAAGAATGGGTCGCGGCTCATGACGCAGCTCCTACCGTCAACAGCTCGCCTGAGCGCTCTTCTGCCGGGCTTGGATCATGGTTTGGGTATCGGTTGTGGGCGCCCCGGGTTTCGGGCTTCTGCGGGGCTTCTGGGGCGGTTTCTTGGGCAGTTTGACGCCCCAGGATGCCGTCCAGCTTCTCGCGTAAGTGTGCGGGCATGCCCCGGCCGGTAGGGTGGGGCTGGGTCTCCGCTTTCGGTTTCGGCAGCTCGCCAGTATGGTCACAGTGCGCCACCACCGTTTTGCCCGCGGCGCTCTTGACTTCTACGAAGCCTCGTTCATCGCACAAGGGGCAAACGTGGATAGCTGCTAGATGCGCCTGCTTTTCCGCTACGGCACGCTGCTCAAACCACTGCCGGGACCGCATGCAGTTACGGCACGGCGGCACCTCCTCCCGCGGCAGATAAGCATGTTTCCGGCACCGCGGATCGTCAGGGCTCGACCATTCCGCAGGAGTGCCGATCACCTGGTACGCCCGGACGGCAGCAACCACGGCCTGATCCTTCGCGGTCATGGTTTTCTCACTGGTGGGGTTAAGACAGGCAGGCACCCGCCCATCAGCACAATCCGTGTCGGACACCTGGGCGGTCTGGTGATCGGCGAGGTCAGGCAGCCCAGCCCACGGATCATCAAGAACCAAGGCAGGCGCGGGCTCGGGATCAACCACCACCGGCCGCGGGGCGCCCACCGGCTTCGGCTCTTGAGACTCCGGGGCGGCAGAGTGGCCGACTGCGGCAGCAGGCGCCACCCCTGCGGGGTCCAACCCATTTTCGATTTGAGAAGAGGGAGAGGGGGCGTCGGGCACGGGGCAAAGCGCAACAGGGGCTGCTACCGAACCACGGGCTTTTCTTTCCCCTTTCTTTTTATAGTTCTCTTTCTCATTCTCTTTCTCGGCAGGTTTTGCTAGCGGCTTGCTAGCTTTTGCTACCTTTTTGCTAGAAACACCCTTTTGAGCTGCGGCTTTAGCAAGCCCACCCTTACGGCCAGCTGCGCGCCGGGCTTCACGCACCGCCTCAATATCGGCGGTGGTTTGCTGATGTTCCGCATAGTCATGGATGAAATAATCGGTGTCGCCCTCGGAAAGCAGGGGGCGTTCGGGATCACTGTCTAGAAGCTCTTCGACGATTTCTGACGTCCACATAGCAAGCGCTAACCGCTTCCTGATTCGCCCATCAGTATGATGCCAGGCCGACCAAGCAATCATCTCGATAAAAGCCAGCTTGGCGCCCGGCGATAACGGAAACACCTTTGGGTTACCGAAAAAATCGAGAGTGATACGGATAAACAGCCGGTCATCCTTGGGGGCAGTGGCAGTTTTCGTTGCCATAATGGGTCTCCTTTAGGTGGTGGCAGCTTGCTAGCTTTTGCTAACAACGGTGATAAATGTTCTATTTGTGATTTTTTCTGTGGGGATATGGGGAATTTCAAGCACGATATGTGTTTAAACATGTATAGGGCAAATATTAAGTAATGCCGCCCCTTATGTCAACACACATTGTGCGCATGATAGGGTTAAATGGTGGATAAAAGTAGCATTTTTGGTCAGAATCTCATCTACTACCGGAAGAGGGCCGGATGGTCATTAGCGGAGCTAGGTCGCCAGCTAGAAGGAGCCGGCCATACAATGCACATGACCAATCTCCGGCGTATCGAATCCGGGGAGCGCATACCGCGAATCTGGGAAGCTACTGCCCTAGCCGAAGTGCTAGGCGTTCCAGTGGAAGCTTTCACTATTGACCCCAGCGCTAGCGAAAGCCTGGCAGGAGTTACGGATAAGCTATCGGAACTTACCGACACCACCGAGAAGTTCATAGCAGCCGCTAACGAAGCCCTAAACGCCAGCGAAGCCCTAAGCCGGGCGATTACCGAAGCCGAGCGCGCCGGGGTGCCACCGAAGCTGCTTTTAGAGGCACGAGAGCAACTTCGGGAGTGTGGCGGAATCATGGCGGATAACCGACTAGCAATCCAATAATTGGAAAGTTTGTTCTACTTATTTTCGGTCGGGGTGATCGACGTGCGCTAGTACTGTGAGGATACCGGCGGCTAGCTGGTAGAGCTGTTCTCGGGTGATGCGGTGGGTATCTCGCCTACTCTCCATCCTCAGGATGATATGGTCAGTGTCGCAGTGGTCAACCATCACGAACCCTTGCAACGCACCGTTTCTTATCACTAAGAGCCCTGCGCCGTATCCTTCTTCGTCGAGCCTGCCGTATCCTACGCTGTCTGTTGGCTGGTAGGTTGGGCTATCTGTCAGGGACTCAATCGTATTGATGATCGTGTTGATGTCTTGGCGGTCCAGGGGCTCCGAGGGGGCGTATTTTTTGAGCCGGCCGATGGCCTCCAGCATCGGCGCTAGGCTATTTGCCGGGGTGTTCATTTTTGTTCCGTTCTCTGGTTTTAAGGTTTTCCGTCTGCAGGAGGATCACTAGCGCCATTCGGGCTAGCTGGTAGAGGTTTTTCTGCGTGATTTTGCAGGCGTCGTACTTACAGTCGTCACTAATGGTGATAGTGATATCGTCGGCTCCTTGATGGCTGATCTCGATAATGTATTTTGATCCTTCTCCGATTCCAGGCAGGTCGGGAAGGAATTCCACCAGCGTCCCACAGTCGTCGGGCTTATCTCGGAATTCAGGCTGGTTTTGCATCTCCCGGTAGTCGGTGTCATCTAGTAGGAGATCGATCCAGCTGGACACCACCCGTAGGTGTTTTTCATCCTTCTCATCCAGGAGGGTTGTTTCCTCCTGGAGATACTTCAGGCTGTCTAGCATTTGCTGGATTGAGGGGTGATCTGTCATTTCGTTGTTCCTTCTTCTTTGTCCCATTTCCAGTGGAATCCGGTGTCGTAATCGTGGTGCTCGCCGCGGTGTCCGCTGCGCCTGGCGCAAATGTGCATTTGCTGCTGCGGGTGGTAGCCGGTGGCTTCTAGGGCGCAGCAGCGGCTAGCTAGCCGGAGACGCTCATGTTTCATCTCCCACCGCAGGTCGTCTTTCCGATCCTCGTAGCCGGGTTTCAACTCTGATCCAACTTTCCTGCGGCGTTCTAGGATCCTAGGGTCGATCTCCATAAGCAGTCCCTATTGGTCTCCGTCGTGTAGGGCTTGGTTGCCGGCCGGGGTGATAGTGCCGTCCTCGGTGATGTATCCGAGGGCTTCCATGGCCCGTACCCCAGCCCGCCCGGTCTTTTTGCCTGCGGCGTGCCTGCGGAGGGATCGTAGCGCTAGGCGGGATTCGTAAGTGGGGGTGGTAGTGGTAGTCATTCCTGCTCCGTAATCAATTTGGTCACTGTGACGCCTGTGTCGTTGATGTTGAATCGCCCGTCAAGGAAACGGCTGATGAAGTATTGTTGGCCTTTACCTGTGACTTTCGGCGTTTTGTTGACCGTGATATGCCCATCGGCGTGGGTGATAACGGTTTCTTTGATCTCGAAGAGACCCAGCTCCATGGCTTTCTGGGTGGGGCTGTTCCAATCAGCGCCCCGGCGGGAGGTGAGGAACCCATGGCCCCGTAGCCAGAGGATCTTCGCTAGATCCCCCACCAGGATCGAGGTGGTTGATGCGCTCACAGCATCAGCAAAAAGCACCTTGGGTGCGGCTTCTTCCACCCGGGTTTCCAGCTCCAGACGCTGGGCCCGCTCCTGTTTCAACTGTGTAGCCAAGCGGATAATGAAATCCGGGTCAGACAGCGCTTGGGCTGTCGCCTCCGGGGTGAGATAACCGCCGTGCGACCGAATCGCAGGCAAGACTTCTTCTGTCACCCAGTCCTGGAACCTCTCGGCGTGTGGGGAACGGGATTTCATGATAGCCATGTACAGGCCAGCCTCATTGATGACCTGCAGCTCTTGGGAGCCGCCAAGGGTACACAGTTTTTGTGACCCCTTTTGATGGTCTCGTACGTACCGGGTTATCCTGCCCGCGTCACGGTACCCCAGTGCGTGGGCCACATCAGCGGCAACCCACCAAGGGGTACCATCGCGGGTGATGACCCGCACCTCGATATCGTTGAATGTGAATGGTGTGATCTCGTTGTCCATTTGCAGTCCTTAATCTTGGGGGTGATTAATAATCACCCTCCTATCGGGGGCGCCAGTTGTTGCGGTTTTGAGTCTGCTAAGGGTATCGAAAAACTCGATCCCCTTAGCAGGTGTGCGACTATTTTTTACCGCGGCAGCGTTTTTTCGGCGTGTAATAGCGGCCAGCCACTACCCCATCGACGGGCATTCTTTGGTCTTCCATGCGCTCCAGATAGCGGCCACACGCCTCAAGCAGCGGGCATTGGTGGCAAAGATACTTTGCCTGCTCGTGGCGGGCCAGCATCATTTCTTCCTTCTCCATATACAAGCGCCCATCCCAAAACGGGAGGGCAACCTGATGGCATGGGGCAGTAAGAATACCGTCGGGAGTAAGCGGCTGCTGTTGCGGGTTAGCGGTTGTGGTCATCTCGGAGACGCTTTACCACCCGATCATTTGGTTTTTTATCACCACCATCAGCAGCAGCACCAGTGATTTTCTTCACGCAAACCCCTACCTGACTATCCCCATCCAAGTACTCCATCACCGTGGTCATGAACATCACGGTCACCCTGCGGCACTCGCGGGCGGCGATATGAGCGCTGAGAGAAACGCCCAGGGCGGTGAGAGAGATAGCAATTGCCACTATCGAGATAACAAGCGTGGGATTCATTTTATGACTCCTCTTCGGTTTCGGTTTGGTTGTTTCGGATGTGAGCTGCCGCATGGATCGCGTGGAGGAACGGGTGATCCAGCGCCCGGGTTTCCTTAGCGAGCTGGCCGAAGGGCACTAAATCGGCATGCTGTGGGTTGGTGGTGCTGCGCCACGCAGCCCACGCATCATGGACGTCTTCCAGCGTCGTGTAGATGCCTTTAGCACGCATCAACACCGCGTAGATCAGGAAAAGCGGTGCCGCCTCGGCTGTTGCTTCGAACCCTTCCGGCAGGTTCTCCACAATCAGGGCAGCATCCTCTTCCAAGTAGTTGAGCTTCGTCATTGACTACTCCTTACTTCTGTATTTTTGGGGGTGCCCCATGGCTGAGGAAGACCACGGGGCACCGGGTTCCCGCCCGGCTAGTTAGGCGGGTAGCGCTCATGGCGGGAGTTGAACCCGCGTAAAACCAGGCAATTAGCTTGACCAAACACGAAACCAACAAAGCAAGTGTCTGGTTTTACCCCACCGGAGCATGAACCTGACAGGGGTCTGATATTTAAAACCCCTGGTAGACTTATCCCTCCCCCACAAGGGAGGGCATCTTAAGGTGTTTCCACTATCGAGTTCGCTATGCAGCACGCCCCACGCTGGGGCCTAGCACCCTCCGGGGGAATCGAACCCCCACACCCTTTGGGGTGGCCCACCAGGCCAGGGCTATCCTTATTTATCCCGCTAGCTGGTCTCAGCACCGCGGGCCAGCGAGGCATTCGCCCACATCATCGCCTCCTCCAGCCGCTCTAAGGCCAGGTTTTTCTCCCTGCTGTCATCAAGCATTGCCTCTAGATTCCT